CATTTATCAATCAACCCAAAAACATAAGACATTATCAAAAGTTAAATGCTTATAATTTTGATTAATTGAAGCGATTAACTCCAAAACTTGATTTTTTGAAACATTACCAAAAACCCAAGTCGAAAAATCTTGTATGTCATCAATAAGAATTGTGTGAGTTTTTATGTGATGATTCTTTATTATGTTTAGCTCTTCAATCAATGGACAAGGCTTATAGTTATCTAATTTTGTAGTTGGTCCAAAGCCTAAATCTTCTCTCGCTGAATCGAAAGGCATAAAGTGTCCATCTAGAAAAAAAACAGAAGGCTCTTCAATCTCATTTAAAAATAAAGGTAATGCCTCCTCGGAAGTTGCATGCTTTGCAACTAAATTTTTATCTTTAAATTTATTTATCGCACTATCGACATATTCTTTATTGATATCACACGTAAAAACCTTCTCAAATCCAGCAGAAAATGCTCTTTCAATACCGTCGCCAAAGAATGTCCCAGTCTCAACTAAAATTTTTTTATCTTTTCTAAAAGCAGAAAATAATCTTACAGAACTTGTCATATTATTTATTCCTAATTACATTTTTGCCCAAGATGGGAATCTTTTATGAAATCCAAAAGATTCTACAGACTCAGGAACTTTAACTTCAGTTGAAAACTTAGCTGCAATGTCTATTGGAGCAAACTTACAACCCATCATTTCGTATAAATGTCTATTGTGAACGCATATATTTCCATCTTCATTATAGGAATTAGCATTCATATGTTTATAAAAATCACCTTCGTTTACTTCGAAGGGTATATTAATTTTTTTTGGGACATCCAGCAGCTTCTTGGATCTTAAAGAGAATCCTCCATTCCCAACTCTTATGTGCCTTCCAAAAGGATCAATGAATCCTTCATAGCTGAGGGGCCAAGGAGCACCAATATAGTCATACTTGAAAAACTCATCAGTCCACAAATCTGGCCTTAGTATCCAGCTATCGTCGTGAACATGCAAGCAAAAATCAGTATGGACATGGTTAGTCATGTTGTAAATACAGTATTCGCTAAATTGAACATAATCAATTTTTTTCCCTATATCTTCCCAAACAATATCTTCTGGCAGATTTTTAGGCTTTTCGTGAGTTGCTAAAACTACTCGCGCAAACTTTGCATGGCTCATGCTTCGCTTCAAAGAAGCTATATGTTCATCAAATTTTACTGAAGTTATAGCTAACAAAGTTACATTACTTAGATCAAGCATATATTTTAGATTTTAATTTGTATTCTTCAAACTCAGCACAACACTCGTCATAGCTAAACAGCTTACCATTACGATCTTGCCACATCCAATTACTATACAAATTTTGCCCAGTAGCCCAATATCCATCAGAAACATTATGTCTGGCCCAATATTTTGGTGCAATAATATATTTCACAGTTTCACTAGTAAAGGTAGGAAAACAAGCAAATGTAGAATTGGATAGTATCAAGTATTTTGCATTCTTAATAATAGCATAATCTAAACCAATATCAAAATGAAAAGCCTCAATCTCTGGCAACATCCTTTTTGCTGAGGTTACATCGTCTGTTATAACTTTAAACTTCATATTTGAGTTTAGCTTTAGCATATTAGCAATAGCATTTACCCAATAAGATCTTTGAAGATACAACTCAGAGTAATTCACATATTCTCCGCCACGGAAATTGATTATGCAGAGGTCTTCTTTACTAAACTCATAGGTGTCGTATTCTGGTTTTACCTTTAACCACTGTTTGATATCTTGTATATGATGGTAAAAATATTTTTGATCCTGCATAGATCCATCTATCAGAGTGTTGTCCAGGATATTCGCAAGATTTCTATCATATAATCTCACATCACAACCATGAGTCATATCATGGTTACAAGTATTTAATTTTATTCTTAGTGATTTTTCTGAATATAAACTTTTTGGTTTTATTGGAGTTAATCCAAGATCAAGATTCATAAAATACAATCCCTTAGAATTAAATCTTTTATCCCCTAACCACTCAACGCCCAAGAATCCAAAATCATATCCATTATCCTTAGAAATACATCTTGTGGTAACATAGCAAAAAAGTTGATTACCCAAGCCTTGTCCGTATTTTATTTCATTAACTATCATTATCTTTAATTATATATTTGTATTTATCTTTATTGTTTACAATATAATCTGGGAATGACTTATCAACTTCAACAACTTTAAATTTAGAAGGTCGATAAAAGATATCTTTATTAGAGTTTATATTGTCAACAATTCTGCTCTTAATTGAATAATTATTAAATTCTTGATGTGCAGCAGATTCAATCTTGTGAGAAATTTTTTGTTCTTGAGTCATACTCCCGTCACTTCCAACGTAAGTAAAGTGCCACCCACCATCAGGAACTCTAATACCAACACTCTTCATCTCGGGGTGCCTCAATATGCTTACTGGCTTGTCTTTTAAAAATTTAAACTTACATAATTTAGAACCAAGCCATTTCTTCTCAATCACACCATCAAATTCCCCTGTGTAAGACAATAAATTGCCAGATATCTCTTTTAAATTTAAAAAATAATAAAATAAATTTTGTGCAAAGTGATAAACTTTATTGTCAGGGCAATTATTTATCAATGTTGATAAATATTTTGGATTAGGAATTTCATCGACATCGCTGGTGATAATGACATCCTCATCTTTACAATTTTGCAATCCCCTAATTATGCAATTCTTTTGAAAAACATCTCTTTCAAACGGATTTTGATTTGGAGTATCATCAACAACAACATGAATAATTTTATCAGAAAATTTATTAAATCTATGTTTGTTATCTTGATAATATAAAGGTTTAGACTTCCCAGAAAAAGTAACAGTCGATTCAACCAAAACAAAATAATCTACAAAATCATTTAAAGTGTTTAACCTTATTTCTAATATATCTAATTCATTAAAAAATTGAAAGCAATCATAGATCTTCATATTAATTATCCTTTAAAAATATCTAACTCTTCGTAAGATGGGTTAAAAATATAACCTTCTAACCTTTCTATTATCCAAGGTGCAAGGGGATCAGTTTCTAAAAATTTTACGATTTCATCATAAAAAACTTTTTTCCTTAATTTCACTTGATTTTCAGTCACACCAAAATGTCCTCCAGGAATAAATTCATAATATCCTGGGATTTCATTTTTAAAAAATTTTTTAAACCAATAGTTTAAATTTAAATCTTCATGATTGTGCTGCGGAGATCCTTTCCAGTTACATCTAATACAGACTCCGCCATGGTGATGGGTCGAAGGAAACATGCCCCAGGCTCCACTCCCCCTAATTTTTTCTATCCCATACTTTTGAAGTATAGTTCCTTTCCCACCAGTAGAATCATAAGTATTATTGTGGTAACCAAAATAACCACCCATGGAAATTTGGGCATTTTTACTAATTATATCTAAATCTCCATTTATAGTTTCAATAATATTCTCCCAATGGTCGAACGGAAAGTCTTGGCAAAAAAAAGTTATATCCGATAGAGATTCATAATTCAAGCATATATGTTTAAAGAATGTGTGGACATCTCTCCCAACATTTGTATCTAAAATTATTTCATCAAATCTTTGTTTTTGACCACCTTTCCTGTATAAAAAAATTTTAATATCATCATTTAAAAATTTTATCCAATCAGGATTGTAATCAAATATAGAAATAACTAAATTTTTTTTCATAATAAACTATCTAAAATATTTAATATGTTTTCTCCTCTTTTAAATCCAGTATTAATTAATTTTGATACGTCCAAAATTATATCTTTTACTTGGACTATTTGATGAAACTCTGAGGGCAATATTTCAATTATTTTTGAATTAGAGTTAGTAAGTTTAATTGCTTTTTGAATTATCTCAAGAAACTCTATCTTATCGCCAGTTCCAATATTGTATATGGAATCAAGTTCACCATAAGTTAAAAGATGATTTATAGCTCTGCAAACGTCATCCACAAACATGTAATCTCTATAAAATTTTCCGCCATGATATAGCTCTATGGATTCGTTGCTCTTTATTTTGTTTATTAAATATTGTAAAGCATTTTTTCTTTTAGAAACTTTTAAATCATTTTTACCATACACATTTGAAAGTCTAAAAATTCTATAATTTATTTTATTTGTTCTACAATAAGAGATTAGTAAGTCCTCAGCACACTTCTTTGTGATTGAATAAAATCCTTTAGGTTTGCATACAGAGTCCTCATTGGCGGGTAAGTCAGTGTCTCCATATACAAACCAAGAACTTATAAAATTTATGCACTTCAGATTTTCTTTATTTGCATCTAGAACTTTCATCAAATGAATTAAATTTGTTTCTATATCTAAAGTAACATCATCTAAAACATTATAATTATCTACCGTGCTTATAAAGTATAAAATATCCGGTGTTTCGGAAATTAAATCATTTCTTGGTATTACTTTAGAGGGAAATTGCTTGCAATAGGTAGACCCGATAAAGCCACTCCCCCCAAATACACTAATTGAATTCATTAACTATTGACTCCAAATATTTTAGTTTATTATCATCTATGGTTGGTGAGCATCCTAGAAAGAAGACTAAGCTAAGGACTTTATTAGCCTCAGGGTAGTCAAATGGTTGCCCTAGGTGACGATATGCAGGTTGAAACAAGATGTTGCCAGCAAAATAGTTTCTAGTTTGAACACCGTTCTTTTCAAAATGTTCAACTAACTTAGACTTTATTTTATTATTTTCACAAATAACCGGGACGCCGAACCAAGAAACTTCTGAGTTAGGCAACACAGATCCAAAAGATATTCCATTTATTTTTGATAATATGGAAACTATCTTTCTATGGTTATCTATTCTTTTGGTATGAATATCTGGTAACTTAGATAACTGCACAAGACCTATAGCTCCTTGCAAGTCTAATGGTTTTAAATTATATCCTATTTGATTAAATAGGTATTTATGATCTATCACATAGTCTAGCTCGGGTATCCAGTTATCAAACCTCTTACCACAAATGCCTCTTGGTGCTAGATTTTGAGTTCCAACACAGTAGCACCCTCGGCCCCACCAAGCAAAGCTTCTTGCCATGCGTATTAGGTCCTCGTTGTTGGAGCAGACCATTCCGCCTTCTCCAGTGGTTATATGGTGTGCAGGGTAGAACGAGTAGGTTGATATATCAAAATACTCAGCTAGATGCCTGCCATTCCACTTAGACCCGAGAGAATCGCAGCAATCTAATATTGGAACTATTTTATGCTTATCACAGATGGACACGATTCTATCAATATCTGGCGGGTTCCCTAGAACTGGGCTAACAAATATTGCTCTTGTCTTAGGAGTTATTGATTTTTCCAATAAATCCAAATCAAAGTTTAAAGTTGAAAACTCTATGTCAACAAAAACTGGTTTTAAATTATTCTGTAATATGGGGTTCAACGTAGTAGGGAATCCCACCACCGCTAAAATTATCTCATCCCCGTCATTCCACCCATAATACTTTTTTGCTGCTGAAATGGCGACTAGATTGGCCGAACTACCAGAGTTCACCATTAGAGAGTGCTTTATCCCAAGTTCGCTGGAAAATTTTATTTCAAAATCATTTACCTTTTGACCACTAGAGAACCATTTTCCAAAAATAAGAGAATCAATTGCTTCAACTAACTCTTCCTTGTCAAAGTAAGGACCCCCATAGTATACTTTATTGTCACTTTTTAAATTATGACAAAATTGAGGTATGAAAGAATTTTCTGATTCTTCCATGAAATCTAAGAACTTTCTAATTTTATCTTTTCTCATATTTACTCCTTACTAAATCCATTTCTTTATTTTTTACTTCATTTGACATGGTATTTGAAAACTGACCATACCACTGTTTGTAAGCTATTAAAGGATCCTGTATTATATGAGGTGCTCCATATTTTTCGTTCATTTTTCGGTAATAATCACAGTCTCCCATCCAATTTAAATACTTATCAAAGTAAAGTTTTTCATTATCATTTTTTATAACTATGCAGCTAGGCCCCCCAAGTTTATTAATTCCTAGATAAACTTCATCACTGTAATGTGGAATTATTTTATTGTAGTAAGTTTTGTAATCTCTTGTGTGGAGAGCCCCTACTGCTGCCCAACTAAATTTATTTTCTAGGTATGATTCTACTATTCTAGTTAAACTAAAAGGAGAAATAAAGAAGTCATCCTGTAGCATGAGTTTTATTAATTGCCCAGAACAATGTTTAATAGCGTTATTTAAATTAGAGGGCCAAAATCCTTTATCTTCTAAATTTCTAAAATATTTTATGTCTAACTTAATATTTTTACTGTTGCAGTAAAGTTCTATGTCATTGGATTCTAAACTATGATCGGATATTACAATTTCTAAATTTTTATGATTTTGAAGTTCTATGGAATTAATAAGAACTAATAAATTTTTGTATCCATCTTGAGTCTGATCTGTGTAAGTTGGTATGGCTATAGATACTTTTACATCATCTATATTTTGTAAATTAGAATTTTCTACAATACTCATTATGATATCTCTTCGTATTTCTTAATTGATCTGCCAATTGATGCATAAATCAATTGTTTATGTAAATTAACTTTATGGTCATTTATCGGGTTAGTTTCATTGTATACATATAAAACATCTGATATGTGAACAATCCTATTATCTCCTGCCATCTCTAACATTGGTAACATAAAAAACACATCACCAGCAGTCTCAGCATACCACCCATTAACGAAAAGGTCCTCACGTTTTATATTTTTCCACAGTTTTGCCCTCCAACTGCGCAAGTGAGTTGCATTAGCTATAGACACTCTAAGCTGATCAACTGAGAATGGTTTAGAGAACCCTGGCCTTCCATCTGAATAGACAAAGCTACCATGAGTAATGAGATATCCCTCTGTATGCTTGGCTACAATCTTGGAGAAAGCTTCAGGAGTCGCCAACCAATCATCCCCATCAACCTCTACAACTATATCATCATCCTTAACCAAATTTGACCTTAGTATTTGATCATAATTTCCAGGTTGGTAATATTTTTTATCGTTGTCAACCAATACAAATCTTGAATCTTCGTAACAGTATTTTTCTGCTATTTGTTTTGAGTTATCAGTTGATAAATCGTTTAGCAAGTAACATATCCAAGATTTGTAATTTTGATATTTTATACTGTTTAAACATCTTTCTAGATATTTATCACAGTTATAAATTGTTGTTAAGACAATAATTCTTTCCATTTGTTTAATATTACATTGTCATCAAAAATGTAATCATCAGTTGTTCTCATATTTTCTGGTAACCCATTGAACGGGAGGCCAAGGTAAAGACATTCCCCTTGGATCATGGGGAGACACTCTCTTTGAGAAGATGAGTAGACAACATCTAACCTATCATAGACCTTTTGCATATTGTCTGTAAATCCATGATACGAAATGTTCTCATTTAGCAATGGAGCTACTTCATGCCAAAAATAATCAGGTTGGGTTATTTGGCCCCACAACTCTATTTTGGACACGGTTGGATCTTGTTTAGCTCTTAAAATTGATAAATGAGTTCTTTTGTGAGCATCCAAACTTCCAATGATACCCGCAACTCTCTCGTAGTTTTTCTTAACTGATCTGTTGTATTTGGGTATTATATTTGGAATTACAACTCCCTCAAATCCTTGCCAATTCTTTTGAAAGTTAGAAACAAAATGAATTTTATCATATGCCAAGTTAGGAATCTTTCTTAGTTCAAAAACATTTGTTTCATGACATGACAGTATAAATTTATCAACATTTGGCCTCATTGTTAAATTTAAAAAATGATAAATTATTTTATCATTACTAAAAAATCTTGTAGTTTTTAATTCTCGGTAACAATCTGTTTTTAATATTTTTTTAACCCAATCTGTTGGACCATAAAATTCACACTCATTACCCGTAGAATTAAATAAATTACATAAATTTGCTAACGCAACGGTGGACCCTCCAGGCCCAGAAAACCCTGTTACTATCTTTATCATGTTAATCTAATTTATAATTTAAAGCTTCAAAGCATTTCTCGTAGATGTCTAATCTGTGTTTAACAACCTTATTTATATCAAATAACTCTTCAGTTATTTTATGAAGGTTTTCTCCTAGTTCCTTCCTGTGATTATGATCCTTTACTAGCTTAGAAAGTATTCTAACCCACTCTGATTTAGGAGCTTCTGGGTCAATCAGATATCCAGTCTGTCCATTTTTGATAACGTCACTGTAGCATCCGATATTAGAGGCAACTATAGGAACTTTATATCTTCCTGCCTCAGCTACCTTAATATCCGACTTGCTGTCATTAAATGCATTCATTTGCAGAGGGGCAATAGCTACATCCATATTAGCGTAGAATACTCCATAATCAGCGGGACCGACAGCGTAATGCGTATTCCAATTTCTTTGCCCTTTAAATCCCTTTAAGAGTTCAGCCTTGTAGAAATGCCAAACTTGATTTTGCCAATCCTTCTTCTCCTTATCATCCTTAGGTGGGGGTGGCATACCATAAAAGTCCCAAAACACATTCTCTCTCCCAATCTTTTGATTCACTAAGTGAGGAACAGACGAGAATATCTTTACATCTGGGTTGTGGTGAATACCTCCCGCCCAACCTATTCTAACGGCTTTTGAACGGCTACGAGGGTGATTCCATCCAGGAAGCCTGTAGTCTATGGCGTTCTTCACTATCGCCAAAATACCTCGGCAAAACGGCTTTATACGCTCCGCAAACTTAGTCTGAGTTACAGTAACTAGATGCGAGTTATAATATAGGTGCTTGGTAAGTTCGCTAAGACCTTGATTTTTATATACATCAATTAAATGATGCTCTTCATAAAGCTCTGTTAAGAGATCATCCGTGTCAAAGTGAACAAACTTCCCGGCTTTATGAGCCATTTCTTGAACCTTAGCTGTGTAAGGTCCCCCGAAATTACTTATGTTGTTAACTAATACAACATGAGCCCACTTCATGTCTGGTGGGGGTTCACCCTCTTCTGCGCCAGCGTATTCAAACTTACCTGTTTGTAAGTTAAGTCTTAATGGATTATCATCAAACTTAATATCTACTAAATCAGGATAAAGCTCCTGAAGTTTTTGATAGGGCATTAGACTTCGGTAGTATGCACATCCGCCCTGATTAGGATTTACAACTAATATCTTTAATTTCTTGCCGTCGAACATATCAGATATTATAGCCTAAAAATAAAAAAACCCCCTGTAACATTTTTCATTACAGGGGGAAAACTTTAAGTTTTCAGACGCTCAAGCATCAAGCTTGAGGAGGTGGGGCAGGAGGTTCTACCTTCGTGTGCCTTACACCTAGAGCCTTCAATACGCTAATCAGCGCATCCTTCAGGTCTACGCTACCGTTAGACGGTAGAATGGCTCTCGCCGCATCTGCATAGTGCTGACGCTTTCTGCGTGACAACATTGCGAGAAGAGCCTCCAATAGAGCCAACTGAGGGATAAACGTAGCTCCGACACCAGCGAGAAATGATCCCACCTCAAGGAACCAAAGAGCAAGTCCGCCCTCTTCTTCCTTAATTACAAAATCAATCTTTGGTGCCCCAGCCTTAACTAGGCTATCTGGGGCAATTACAATTTCCTTACCCTTAAACTTTTCACTCTCCGCCACCTCTGGCGGGAATGCCTGCTTTGGGATAACAGTCACATCTGCACTTGCTAGACCGGGAGGGTCAATCAAGTAATCAGAAGTGGTCATATTGAGCCCATCAAGTGAATCATTCGAAACACATGCTGGGACGAACAACAACAAACTAGCTAACAACAAGTTCTTCATACCTTCAACTCCTTATTAAATCTCTTCTCTCCAAGATCATCATCCTCGTCAGTGTTTCTCTGAGGACCTCTTGCACCATCAACATTAACACGAAGCATGTCTACAAGCTTCTTACCTTCATCATAGTCTCCGATCTTGATAAGACCATGAATGTCGTGCATCGACTCCATCCAAGCCCGAACCTCGCGGTCATTACCCGCAGGGGTCTTCTTGATACGGAACGTGCTTTGATCGTAGTTATTGAACTCACCACTCTTGCCAAGCTCAAGAACGAAGTCGTTACCCTTCTTGATCGAAAGAACATTGGTGTTATCTGGATCGTTTTCGTCCAGGTAGTCTGGATTGAAGATGCCATCCATAATCTTCTTGAACACCTTCTGACCAGTGCTAAGAATCTTAACGGCACCCGTCGTATCATCTGGGTTAGCCTCTTGGAAACGACGATCCACCACGTTCAAGTAGTAGCGTGGGGTTCCCTTGATCTTGGTTGCAAGATCACCGAACTTGCTCTTGGTCTTCGGTGGGAGGCCAAGCTCCTTGTGCATCTTCCACAGTTCAAAGTAGAAATCGCACATAGGGCACGATTCGTTCTGAGTCTTGCGGCAGTAGTAATTCTGGATGCGGCCCTCCTCGGACTCATACCGATGGATGACAGCTTCCGAGAAGAACTGCTTCGAATCATCCTTCCAAGGAAGGATGCGAATGATGTTCTTCCCAGGCTCGACCTTCAAGTAGTTGTCCAGACTAGCACCGGAGCTAGACTTCTGCTGACCACCCTTGAGGAGTTCTTCGTGCTTCTTACGCAATTCATTCAAATTCATGATTTTTCTCTATTTTTAATGGTTGTAAAGTTTTGTCTCGGATCTGAGGTTCGCACTAAGCTGAATCAACATGTCCTTCTTGTGATCTAGCATAATACAAACCGACTTCAAAAGCAAGTAGATCTGCTCTTCCTCTTGAATTTTATTTTTAAAATCTAAGTATTCACTATTGGAATTAACGAAATCGTCCAAGTATACCGCAGTAGCCTTTCCACCCTTGGATCGGTTATTCTCGGATTCATCCTTACGAACAGAAGAGTAAAAATGCAACAGATTATTATTTAATCTGTCCAGCTTACCCTTCTGCATGATCATCAGCCCGTTATAATACGAATAGATGGAAGGATGCTTAGTTAACTCAGAAACTATATCATTCTTGTCGATCTGAGACAGTTCCTGAGTTAATTCAAAATAAGCTTCAGGATCTAGCTTGCTTAAGTTTTCTTTTGGATAAAATCGCATACTGTATTATAGCAGATGTGATTAAATATTAACTTTTATTCGCTAGCATCCTGAGCCTGAGCTTCCTCTGCACTCATCTCTTCCATTGTAAGGTTAGTATAGTTAACCGCACCATGGATAGTGTAGTGCTGCTTGGAGTCTCTGGCCTTTACGACGTATACACGCATTCTGCCCTTGTCGTATTCTTCCTGCGTCTGGTTGAGGGAGATAGCCCAATCGGCAGGGCGAATCTTGCCATAGCTATCACCAAGCTCTGCGTCGGTAATAGTGGCTACCTTCTTCCCCTGACGGTTTGTTTGAGTTGCCGTCCAAACGAGGATATTGTTTTCCATGGCGAGGCCGCGAAGTTCCTGAGCGATTCTCTCCTGAGCCTGATACTCAGCGTCAATGACACGATTAGGGCGCAGAAGCTCAAGATAGTCAACAATAAGTATATCGGGAACGAAATCATGGTGCAGCTTAAGCTGAACAAGTAGTGCCCGAATCTGATTAACCGTGAGTTGCCCCGTTGGGAACTCTTTAATGATGAGTCTTGAATCTGCATACTTAGCCTTCACCTTCGTGAGACGATCCTTCACCGTGGGCAGGGAGGAGATCTCCTTAAGCCTAGTAGTGGGGACCATGGTTAGAATGGCATCGAATCTCTGAGCAATCTTATCCTCAGCCATCTCTAGTGAGATATAAAGAACCTTCTTATTCTCCTTGATGGCAGCAACACCCTGATTGACGAGGTATAGCGACTTTCCTACGCCAGGGGGAGCGATGACCATTGCAAGCTCCTTGGCACTCAAGCCGCCGTCTAGGAACTCGTTGTGAGTATTGAACACTGTCTTGAACCGCTTCTTGTCCTTATTGTCGAATTGGCGGTGGAAACGGGCATCAACGTCATCAAAGTAGATTTGACCTACATTGACCTCACGGCAAACGAGCATTGCCTGACGCACCTTCTCTTCGATCTCGGCAATACGATTCTCCTTGAGCAGAAGAACGCTTTCCTTGATTGCATGAGAAATGGCTTGCTTCTTCGCGTAGTCCTCTACTAGATCAAGAACGAACTCACGATTGTCGAGGACAGACTGATCAATGTTATTGATCTGAAGAATGTCATCCTCGTAATCTGAGAAGTCTTGGCCCTTGGGAATGCTCTTCTTGATATCCTCAAGAAGAATGTCATCAGGTGGGATAGTCTTATACTTATCGTAGTAACCTTTAATGCGATCAAAGATGAACGAGTAAGATGGGAACTCAAAGTATTCAGGCTTGATTAGCCCTACAATCTGAGAGTAGAAATCCCGATCATGCTTGATAAGATAAAGAATACCACGCTGAATGTTATCTGAGAATGAATAACTCATTTTGATGATTGTGAATTGTTTGAACGACCTACTTTAAATTTTTTCTTGTTTCCTACGTGCTTTACAACCATGTCTTTTCTAGCTTCTTGTGCTTTTCTTACCTCTGTGTCAGACATTGGTTTAGCTAAACCATTTTTAACCATGTAATCCATATCTGGGGTTACAGCTTTATAGTGGGAGGCTCCCCCTACTCCGTCTATGGCTCGCTGAGATCTTTCCAAAGATGTCTTATAGAAAGATTCAGCTTGATCCTTATCCATTCCATAATGATTGTATCTTTCAGTCTTTCGACGGACTTGAGATTCATCCTTCTTTACGAGAATAGAGAAGTGTTGAACCATCTGCTCACCGCACTCGGGACACATCTTCTTTCTAGGCTCCCCATTCTTTTTTGCAAGAGAGTATCCATGCTTACCACAATTGTTACAAATCATGGTAATATCCTTAGCACGATCTTCTTTTTCTTTATCGTAAGCTTTAACTTCTTTGGGAGATAGTTTACGACCGTCTTCGTAAATTACTCTCTCTCCCTTTTCATACTTTATGGTGTAAGATGGCATATTAGCTCCCGCAGGAATTATCTCCAATTCTACAAACCTCTGCCGATGCAGTCTCAGCAGCGTTCGCTGGCTTGGCATACTGTGCTATATTCTCTTGAGTCAATGGAATTGCCTGGAGTGGCTCCATGCCCTTAGATCCAGCGCGGTATACCGTAAGTCCCTTGAGATAAGGTGCGTATTGAAGAGCTACCTGAGCGATATCTTCCCACTTCGATGACTCTGGCAGATTGATGGTCTTGCTGATCGCATTATCAATGTAACGCTGAATTGTGGCTTGAACCTTAATATGCTCTTCAGGAGTTACATCATAAGCACCTAAGAACAAATCTAGATTCTTACCCTTTTCAATGTATTCCTTGAACAATGGATCGAGAACAACTTCCTCGGCCCACGTATTGGCGACACGATAACGACGCTTATACATAGCTGCAAAGATTGGCTCGATGCCGCTAGATACACCATGCACCATGGAGATCGTTCCAGTTGGAGGAACGGTAAGCATTACGGCATTACGGATACCATGCTCGCGGATCATCATACGGATTCTAGCTGGCAAAGTCTTCGCAAAGTTTTCTTGCAGGAAGAGTCTTGCATTAAACGCAGGGAATGGCTTCTTATCCCGAGCGAGGTATACCGAAGCCTTGTAAGCTTCATCACGAATGGTGGTGAACAAACGATCCAAGAACTCAAGGCACTTCTCGGAACCATACTTGATTCCTGCCTTGATGAGCATGTAATGCATGCCCATAACGCCAAGGCCGATACGGCGGGAACGCTGACCTACCTCGTTGCACTCAGGAATTGGGTAGTGGTTTACGGTAAGCACGTTGTCCAAGAATCTTACCCCAACACGCACCACTTGTGCAAGACGCTTCCAGTCAAATTCACCAGTTTCGTCATCAACCATGTTTGCAAGGTTAATGTTACCAAGGCAGCAGTTGCCGTATGGTGGAAGCGTAATCTCGCCACATGGGTTCGTAGCATTCATACGCTCAAAGTAGGATACGTTGGTGTAATTGTTAGCTAGGTCAATGTTGAAGATACCAGGATCACCAGACTTAACTGAGTTCTCCCAGATTCGATCCCACAACTCTTTAGCCTTCATGTCCTTACGGAATGCGTTCTCAAACGTATCACCATAGTTCTTAAGGTTGTGAAGCTTTACACGCTCAATAGCATCATTCTCATCAAGACCAATGCTAGTAACTTGTTCACGCTCACCCTTAGGGCTTACGCGGGTCATCTCGTAAGTGTGATACTTACGGTTGTTAAACGTGAAATACCAATCTTCGTTGTTCTCACAAGCTTCAATGAATCTGTCAGTAATAGCTACTGAAATATTGAAGTTAGTAAGCTGACCAAGATCCAACTTAACGTGAAGGAATTCAATGATATCTGGATGAGTAACATTCAACTCAGCCATGAGAGCAGTTCTACGGTTCTTGCCTGCGCGGACATGATTACCGATCTCGTTGATCATCTGCATGACCGATACGGCACCTGGAGCAGAATTCTTGATATTCTGAATATCATCACCCTTTGGACGGATCTTGCTAAAGTTAAATCCAATACCACCACCAGCGCAAGAGATCTTATACATATCGGCAATAACCTTGCCGATTGAATCTACGCTATCCTCTGGCTCAAGGACGTAGCAGTTAAGCATGTTTTGCTTCTGTCTGCCTGAGCCGAATATGATTCTTCCACCAGGAACGAAGTCGCCTGTGGCAAGCACCTCAAAGAATCTACGCTCGTAGAATTCCTTCTCATCATCCTTCTCAGCAGATGAGATATGCTTCGCCATTGCACGGCAACGGTCGCTATACTTCGTCTCACCTGGATAGGCGTAACGGTGTTCAAAAATCTTCTGACCCAGTTCATTAAGTTGCTTAATCTTCATAGTATTACACTCTCACCATTTTTCTTTTGTATGTTTAGTATCTGACATCCGTCCAACAAGCTCTTAAGATAAGCGTTATGAGTAATTAAAAATATAGTCTTATCTTCCGCTTTCAGAGCTTTTAGCAGGTTATGTATACCCTTGCAACCGTCCTCGTCCATATTCTCAGCAATCTCGTCAAAAAACATTATATTAGATTGTTCCTTAGAAGTATGGGTTAGCAACGACTGCAAAGCCAACATAACTGATAAATTAATCTTACGCTTCTCT